TGCGCCGCAGTTGACCGGAGCGGAAGGAACGGAAGCGCAAAAAGCCGATGCCTGCGGCCTTCGCTTTCCGTGCGCTGGCGGGCCGTAGGCCGCGCACGCGCTTGGCTGTTTTATAGATCTGCGAGCCCTTATGGCGAGCTTGGATGTTTACCCCGCCTGCCATCACTGCGGGGCAGGTGGGATCGCCCGCGCTTTATGCGCGGTTCTGGCTGAGCGCGCCCTCGCGCGCGAAGGATCTGAGTGCGAGCGGCCACGCGAGTGCGAACTAATTGGGGGTCTGGGGTGGCTGTGCCCCCCAGCGGGGTGCAGGGGCGGAGCCCTTGTGGGCTTTCGCTGAGCGCGCCCTCGCGCGCGAAGGATCTGAGTGCGAGCGGCCACGCGAGTGCGAACATTTGACGGCTTCCTCTGTCCGCGTAGGACCCGGGAAGCCCATGCGGGCTCTTGCCCGCGTTCATGGGCTGGCTTTCGTTTGGAAACGGGAAGGGTTTCGGGGCCGGATGTGGGGATTGCGGCGTAGCCGCTATTATGAGAAAGGCGCGTACTCGCGCCGACTGAGCCGACTTGTCCGCCTGAGCACGTTGTAATATTTATGATTTTTATATATAATATTAGGGACTCTCCGGATGCCTTCGTTTCACGTGACCTGATGCAGCCAAAAGAGAACCCCGCTCGATGCCTGTCGAGCGGGGTTCGTTATTATCCCGCACTTAAGGTGCGGGATTATCCCGCACTCAAGGCGCGGGATTATAGGTGACTCTCCGGTTGGTGTAACAACTCGTGATGTCCGTGCGCTGCGGGCGGGTGCATGTCCCGCTTCTCACTGGGTAAGGGGAATGTCGAGCTCCAATACGCAACGGATAATAGTTGCGCTTGTGCCCGTCGCGTTGTTCACGATCCGCATGGTGATTGCGTCGCCTGCGGCCAGTGCAGCGGAATTGACTAGGTCCGAGAATTGCGCCGCTGCTGCTCCTGCCGGGACCGTGATCGTGATCGCGGTTGCGGTCGATGTGTTCTTCATGATCGTGAAGACCAGCGAACCGCTGGCGGGCTGGGCGGAATTGGTGTTGATGTACAGGTTTTTGATCGTGCAGGCTACCGGTATGGTGATGTTATAGGCCGCTGTCTGCAAGCCGGATACCACATCCTCGAAGCCTAAGAAGCGTGTTGACGATGCTGGCACGCCTGCGTTTGCGCCGTGCGTGAATGAGAGTTGGATGCTCTTCCTCGTCTCTGTGGGTGTGAGAAATATTCCAAGCTCAACCCGGCTGTCGGTGTCGCCTTCGAAATAGAGCGTTACAGTTGGGGTTGTGCCCGATCCGTTGGGGGAAGCAAAGACTTTAATCAAGAAGCGGTCGGTTGCGGCGAACTCCGTGTCGGCGATAGCCAGGTCGAAATCATAAGGCGTGTTCGAGCCAGTCAGATTGCCTGTTACTTCCGATGTAGCAAGTAAAGTTTCTGTGCCTCCGCTGGTGCGGTGGTAGGCTTTCACGTAGGCGGTCGCATCCTTGACGCCTGCGGTCTTGGCTAAATGGATGTGGCAATGTAGCTCCTGGGCGCTGATGAAATCGAACTCGCCCGCCGTGTGTATGAATTCTTCGATGACCGTATCGGCGGCGCTGATGCTGGCCGAGGCGCTGGTCTCCGCGCCTGTGGGCCGCGTGTGGCTGAGGGTCTCGTAGCCGCCGATGTCGCTGTTTGTGGAGCTGAGGAACATCGAGACGGTGGTTGGGAGTGGGTGGAATAATCCATCCCCGCCGAGATATTGGGTGCCGTCTCCGGGGAATGCTTCGAACAGGTCATCTACTGCATTGGCGAGTGTTTGCAGATTGTTGATCGTCTCGTCGAGTAGCCCATTGAAATCACTGGTAACCAGTGGGGTGTATGCGGCCACTCGTTCGATGGTGGACGGCAGCGCGCCGCCTTCGGTGTTGGTTAGCCATTGGGTGTCGGTAATGGTCATGCGCCAGGGTAGCCTTGACTGTTTCAAATCAAGTTCTTCAGTGACGTCGGCGCATAGTAATTTGTAAGTGGCGTCGGTGGGCAGCAGGTTGACCGTGATGTGGTCAGAAGATTGGTATTTGAGATTGACGAGGAATGGGGCGAACACAGGCGCGCGCGCTTGTGAATATTTGGTTGGCTCCGTTGCTGTGGATGGCATGAAGCCAAGATTGTGCACGGAGTTGAGAAACGCGTCCGCGTTCTCCGAGCGCCATATTTGCCCGTTGGGGCCTGTGCCTGCAATGAATGTTCCGTTGGTAAGCGCGATTGCTGCGCGGATGTCGGTCTCTGTGCCTAGATTGGTGATGAGCGTCCAGGTTAGCCCGGCATCCGTGGACTGGAATAATTTTGCATTGTCGAAGGTTTCGGCGATGATGAAGCCATAGCCGAAGGTGTCGAAGTGAAAAACGGATAGTTCTGCATCAAGCTGCCCGATAAGAGACCAGGTCAGCCCGGAGTCGGTAGAGCGGAATACTTTGCCGCCGCCAGCGGTCCCGGCCAGCACGATGCCATTGCCCAGGTAGATCAGGCTGAGTACTTTGGTTTCCGTGCCCAATTGTTGGACGAGGACCCACGTTTGGCCGTAGTCGGTGGAGCGGTAGATATTGGCATTGGCTTCCACTCCGGCCAGCACGACTCCGCCGCCCAGGTCGGCGAATGTCCAGATCCAGGTTTCAGTAAGCTGTGTGTAGGTAGAGAAATCTAGGCCGTAGTCGGTGGAGCGGTAAATACGGCCGTTTTTGGTTCCTGCCAGGACAATCCCATTGTCTAAGTTGACTAGGCAAAGGAAGCCGTAGAGGGTGCTGGGAAGGGTATATGTCACGGTCCAGGTAGCCCCGTAGTTGGTGGAGCGGTAAATCCTTCCGCCGCGCCCGCCTGCGCCAGCCCCATAGTCTCCGGCCAGGACGATGCCGCTTCCGAGATTGAGAAGCGCGAAAACCTGGAAGCTGATGGTTTCGGACAGAACAAGTTCCCAGGTGAGGCCGTAGTCGGTGGAGCGGTAAATTTCTCCATCGGTGCTGAGGTTGCCAGCGGTCCCGGCTAGTACGATTCCGCTGCCCAGGTCGGCAAACGACAGGACATAGTTCGCGCTGCCTAATTGCTGGATCAGTTTGAAGCTGGTTTCTGTGCGGTGAACGGTTCCGTTTTCGTCGCGCCAGAGATACTGGCGGCGGTGCTGGTGGTGGTAGTTGACGTCGAAGCCGTAGGCGTCGATGTCGTATTGGGGGTCTGCGACGTTCTGCCAGGCGGCATAGAACAAAATTTCGTTGTCTCCATTGTCGGTTGCAAAAATGAAATGTTTTTGTCGCAATAAGGTGAAAAATCGTTGTGCATTGTTGAGGGTGAGTATGTGTCCATCGGGCAGGAACTGGTAGGCGAGCCAGTCGGCGGTGTCGTCTAGGAAGATGGCTGTTTTGCCGAAGTATGTGCAAAAGGCTTCGATCACTTCCTGGTAGGTGAGCGCGCCGTCGGCGGTGTAGTAGGTTTGTGGGAATAGGTTGCAGGTGAAGGTTTGAAAGTTGCCGTCCCAAAAGGCGTCGGTGATGAAATAATCGGATGTGTCGAGAGTGTATTGCTGGCCTCCTATGGTCACCCCGCGCGAGAATTGGAGTCTGACCAGGAAATAATTGATGTCGATGAAGGTAGATGATTGGAGCGTGATTGTGAGCGACAATCTGTTGAGTTTGTAGTCGGTGACCGCCCCGCCGCCAGATGGCGGAGTGCTGGCTTCGAAGAGTGTTGTCCCGTTGGCGGCGTCTATGATCTTTGCATTGAAGTAAGGTGCATAATTGCCGGACTCGAGGGCAGCTTGTAGGGTGGCGGCCAGGGTGTACATAGACTCATAAATCTTTCAAACTGCGCGCCTGGGAACTGGACGTAAGCGCGATGTCATTGTTGAGCCAGGATGTTTTACGGGTCTCGCTCCTGGGCTCGGGCCGGTTTTCGTAGCGGGAAATGCCGAAATTGAAGGCGTCGCGGTAACGTTTGGCCGCGCGTTCGTAGGAGGCGATGATCACATTGGCCTGGTTGAGGTTGATCGCTTCGATGGGTTTGAGCAGCCGGATGTTGATGGCATATCCGCAGGCCCCGTCTACAAGGATCTGGTCCTGATCCGCGTTCATCGTGCTCTCGACTTCGGAGTCCAGCCCGTTCACGGTATGCCCCTGGGTGTAGCGGATGAGCAGGTTGCCGCTCTGTTCGGCATCCCTGAGCCGTATCCAGACGCGGTTGTCTTCGAAGATCTTGTCATATTCGAGCGGCTCGTCATCTTCGCCCAGGTCGTCGTTCTTCAGCACGTCCAGGACGTCCAGGACTATGGTCGGGAAGGACCCGCCCGTCAGTTCGTAGGCCAGTAGGCCGCTGGTCACCTCCACGATCTCGCCCATATTGATTGGCGCGCGTTGGTTGAAATCGCGCAGGGCCTGGCGGACTGCCGCTGTAACGGTTGCAGTTGTGAATAAGGTGCCGTCGTCGAGGAGTTGGGCCTGGACGCGGGTAATGAGCGTGGTCAGGGAGTCGGACATATGATCACATCGCTGTTTCTGGTGGTGCTGGCCAGCATCGCCGTTTTAGGCGATGTCTGCCGGCGCCCATCGCTTTTATTGACGGTAGGATCCGGAATCGGTGGGGCAGGGCGTGGGAGTCGCCCTGCCTTTACCGATAGGGGCACGGCGCGGGAAGGGGCGCGCCGGTGCTTTTACTTTCTTGGCGTTAAGCTAAAGGCGCGTGGGAAAAGCTTGTGCAGGCCGCGCCGGATGGGCTGGCCGATGATCTCTACGCCTAGTTTGACCAGGACATAAATGATCAGGACAAAGAACACATCTTGAGAAAGGGGGAAGTCGGGCAGAAACAACTTGATCAGCCCGTAGACTGCACCCATGAGCAGAGCGAGTAAAGCGTAATCGAGTTTCATTTGGACTCCTTAGGTTTGGATCTGCCACCGCTGCTTTTGGCAGTGGGAGCTGGTGCGCTTTGGTGGTTGATTGGTGTTGGCTTGGGCGTGTCCATCTGTGCCAGTGGGTCGGGCTTGGCTTTCATGTCTGGTGCGCCTTTGACGAGTGGGAAGATCATCTTGCGCCCATCCAGAAGGATCACAACGAGCTCTTGAGTCTCCTTTCGGATGCCTGCATCCCAGACGCCCAGTTTGTAGCCTTTGAGCGGTTTTACTTTGGCGATGGCCTGCTCGGCCATGGATAGAAGTTTTTTATCCATGCCTACACCGCCAAGTCGTAGTTGGCTACTGCGCCCAGGAACTCCAGATCGGTGGTCAGGGCACACACGCAGGATAATTCGAGCAAGAAATACTCGTCATTGTCGATAAAAACCGGCGTGGTGAGGGTGACGGTCAACTTGTGTTGGTCTACATCGGCGGCGTCTGTGGCTGCGGCCAGGTCTTGTGTGATGGCTGGTTCGGTAACGACTGCGACGGCGGTATCGGCTCCTCGGGTGACCTTGCTGAGCGTGGCTGTGATGCTGGTGGCTGCTGCGGTCAATATTTCATAATCCACCTCGATGGATTTGAGCTTTGCGCCTTGCAAGGCTACGCTGTTGGACGGGATCACGATCGGGATGTTGACAACCGATGTCTCGGCCCCGGCCGTCTTTACTTTGACGATGGTCCCGGCTACCTGCCCGGCAGCCAGCGCCCAGGTCCCGGTGACGCAATGAAAGAGCGTCGGCGGAATGTACTGGCTCATGTGGGTGTTGTGGGTGTATCCCATGTCACACCTACTGCCTGAGGGTGAAGTTAGCGACTGCGCCTAAGAACTTCGCTGTATTCCCGCCCGCGCCTGCAACGATGGACATTTCGAGCAAGCAATATACATCATTGTCGAGATAGAACGGGGTTGTGATGGTGATGGTCTGCTTGTGCTGGTCGACTGTCTTGGCGCCTGCGGCGGCAAGCGTGTCCGTCTTGGTGACGGCTGCCACAACTGCGACGGCGCCGTCTGCGCCGCGCGTGACTTTATTCAGGGTCCAGGTGATGGAAGTTGGCTCGGCGACTTTGAGCTCATAATCCACCTCGATGGATTTGAGCAGGGCGCCTTGCTGGTTCACGCTGTTGGATGGAATCGGGATGGGGATGGTCACGACGGAGGTCTCATTTGCAGCAGCGCGATTGATTGCGATGGTCCCGGCCACGTCTCCGGCGACGTGTGTAAATGTGCCTGTCACGAACGACCAGGTAGTCGGGGGGATGTACTGGCTCATGTGGGTATTGTGTGTGAATCCCATGGCTTGGTCTCCTTATAGGGAATTCAGAAGGAACCCAGCCGCCCGCGGCGGCTGGGGAATTTCTTTATTTAGGGACGATGAATAGTGCGATGGTCAGGCAGCAGAAGCCTGCTGGGGTCCAGTTGATTGGACCTGTAACGCGGAATGCGTCCAGGGCGAACAGGATCGCCGCTGCGATAAATAGGATCAGGCTGATCATCTTAGCCTGCGACGTTGGACTTATGCAGGCCGCGATAGTTGCTCACGCCTACGACCAGGAACTGCCGCACTTTCAAGCGGCTTTCGTCGTTCATGAACATGGCCGGATCGTTCTCCCGGCCAGCGATGAAGATCTGCGGCTTGACGCCGAAGATCTCGCCGAGCATGACGCCCGGTACAAGTTTCGGGTCTGCGACTGCGGCGAAGTCCGTCGCGTCGGTGAATTCGGGCACGGTCAGGGGTTTGACTTTGCCCATGTAGGTGCGCCCGCCTGAGGTGGGGATGGCTTCGACATTGGCGGCCCAGCGTTCCAGGAATAAGCTATCGGCCTGGTCGGACAGGTCGATAGGCACCAGCGCGAAGCGCGGGCGCACGGCCTGTTTCTTCCCGGTGCCGAGGTAGCTGGTCCCGTCGATGCTGGCGGCCACGTGTAAGGGTTGGTTGTACATCGCCTTGGCGATGGCCTTCCAGGCGGTGTAATCTGTCCCCAGGGCGGTGGTCAATAAGTTGGCATGCCCGCCTGTGGTTGTGACGGCGGTCGAGTTGAAGAGCGCCCCGCCGTCTGCAAGGGTGGGACCTACTCCGCTTGTGGAAGTGAAGATCGCGGCCACTTGCTCTGAGATGTTGCGCATCCCGGCCAGCGCCAATTCGCGCGGGAAGGCTTTGAAGGCTTGTAGGTTGTCCCTGAGAATGGCCTCCAGGGTCAACGGAACATATCCGCCGTACTTGGTCCAGTCGGACGTCTCGACATTGTCGCCGATGGGCAGGATGGTGTACTCTGCGCGTTCGGCTACGACCGGCAGGCTGCCGATCGTGCCGGTGATGACCCAATCGACCTGGTTTAGGTCGCTGAAATGTTCCTCGGTGACGATCTCCTGCCACCAGCCGTAATCGGCCATAGCGAACTCGTCCCACGATTTGACCAGCTTCTTGTTCATCGAGTCCTTGACGATGCCGGGGAAGTTGGTGGTGGTGGCGAGCCCGGCCATGATCAGGTCGTAGTCGACGTTACCGGTAAACTCCCGGTCGCCGGTGAGCATAAGGTAAAGCTCTTTGATGCCGTTGAGCCGGTGTACTTTCAGGCTCTCGGTGCCGGGGTCGCGTTCTGCCCCGAACAGGTCGAAGGCTGCGGCGCGCACCTGGTCGTCACTGCTGAACATCTGCACGGCGCGTCCCGGGCCGGAGATTGCCAGCCGGTTGGAGATGGCGGCGATCTCCATCTTTGCGCCTTCGATGGCCGCGTGCAGTTCATTGGCCTGGAACTTGCGGCCTTTGAACTGCTTCTCGATCCGGGTGCGGGTCAGGTCTGGCAAGCGGGAATTGTTGAGCGCGGATTGCAGCAGGTTGTCACAGGTGGCAATCAGGATTTCTTCCGACTCCTGGTGCTGCGCTTCGAGCCGTGCGATGCGTTCGGTCTCGCCTAAGAGTGCGGCGGCGGCGTCGCGGTTGGCGCGGATGGCTGCGCCGATTTCTTGGGCTTCTTGCAGGTCGTCGGGCTGGGTGTTGGACGCGCCCGCGCCCGTTTGGGTGGTGCTATCTTTCGGGTCCATGTGTACTCCTTTCAGTACATGAGTGGGTTTGGACGCGTCTAGCCCCGCGTGTTGTGGATCATCGGCGGTGTCGCCGTTGATTTCAGTTTTATGTGCTGCAAGTGCAGCGAGCAGTCCGGTCCCTTCGGAAGCGGGTACAACGACTGCGGCGGTGTGGCGGCCCGTGGGATTGACGAAGATGAGTTGCATGGCCGTTTGTTGGCCGTTCACTTCGTATTTCCGACCGGGCCAATGGCTACAATCCGGGCTGAAGAAGTCGTTCCGGCAAATGGAGCATTTGACCATGTCGAAGAACCAGGAGATGGAGAACCGGCTGATCTTGCCCTCGGCAAAGGCGGTCATGGCTTCGCGCGTGGTCAGGCGCACGGTATGTTTGAATAGTGGGCCGTCGAGCCACGATCTTCGGATGGAGCCGAAGAAGGCGTCCAGGTTTTCGCTGTGGTCTTTGACAAATGGCTGCCCTGCGAAGCTGGCCGCGAAGTGGCTCCAATCTGCTTCGAACAGAAAGCCGTTCTTATTAGGCCGGTCATGTTGGAAGACCGCCGCGTCGAATTCGATGGATTCCAGTTCGCCGCTTTCGATCTTGCGTAGGGTTTCAGCACGGTTAGGTAAGGCTAGTTCGGCGACAAAGGCCGGGCTGTACATGATAGGTAAGGCTGTTTTTTCGGGCATGGGTTACTCCTGTGTTCCTGGGCCTTGCGGTTCGGTGGGAAGTGGGCTGCCTGGGTTGTATGGGAAGCCATAATCAGGTGGGGGTATGGGTGTGGAGCCTGTGCTTGGGAACTGGATCGCAAAGGGGTCGGGGCAGTCCAGGAAACTGGCCTCGACCGGCTCGCCCGGTGCGGTTTCGGTTTGCATTTCTTTTGGCTTTGCCGGGAATGTAGTGTGTGTGGAGAATTCGTCCATGTAATCGGCGCAGCCGCGCGTCGCGCCGAGCGTGCGGAAGCCGATGTCCTCGATGAAGATCCGGCGCCTGGGAAACAGGGTCGGCCAGAACAGGGTTCCGCTAGGCATGTGACATTCCCCTTGTCCAGTTGCACCAGGCAGGCGGCCAGGTCGAGACCCACGGCTTGATGTAGACGCGCCGGTCGGCGTCCGACCCGGCGCGCGGCCAGCCGGGAATGTGGTCGATGATGAGCATTTCTTCCAGCAGCTTCCAGACGCCTTCGATCAAGCCGAAGATGCGCGGCCCGGTGAAGCCGTAGGCTTCGATCAGGACTGGCTTCCCGTGCAGCCTGCCTTTGTGCGGGAGTTCGGGGAAGAATTCGAGTTTGTTAAGTTCGATGGCCGTTTCGAACTTACTGACGTATGACCATTCCAGGTGTCCGTGTCTGGGGTGGCGCTTCCAGTAATCGCGTTCCCTGGTGTGACCGACCAGGCCCTGTACGGAGACGATATCGGGACGGTTCCAGGCGTTGGCGTTTGGGTCTGGCGCGCTGTAGAAGTCCTGGCATTCGACAATCGCAAAGCTGCCCTGTGTTCCGTTGACCCTGAACAGGTCGCCGCCGTTGCGTAGCACGGTATGGATCTCGCCGGTCAGGCCGTGGTTGCCGTCGAAGTAGCCGAACTTGGGTTGGTGGAACAAATCCCACATGACCGGCCCGAGCATCCGTTTGAACTGCTCGACCCATTCGGGCCGCTGGGCCAGGCTGATGACGATCTGGCTGGTGCGGCGTGGTTTGCCGCCGATCACTGGCCGGATGACGATAGTCTCGTTGGTCTCTTTGAGCTTGATCTTTTCGCTATGGGTGCGGGCTGGGCTGTCGTGGCGCGCTCGCGCGAACCGGTGCGGGTCGCCGATGTATTGGGTCACGCCGTAGGCCGGGTCAAATTCGGGCATCCGTCCAACGTTGATATACCGTTGCCCGTTGTAGTAGATCGACTCTGTCATCCTGCACCGTCCTTTCGTTTTGAATGGTAGTGCGGGATCATTTGATCCTGAGTATGGATTCGAAGAACAGGCCGAAGCGTTCGAGTATGGTCGGCTGTAATTCAGCCGGGGCGAGCGCGTATTGGTAGCGTTCGCCGGTGGGCCGTTCGAGGACTAGGTAGGGGTCGGGTTCGAACGTTGGTAGTGGGTCTTCGTCTTCTTCGGTGTCGGGGACGACTTCCTCCAGGTAGAACGTGCGCAGCCATTTCCCCTTCCAAGGATTGGGGTCCTGGCCGCTGATCTGCGACCATTCTCCGGATGTACCGACGATTTCGACGGTGCTGCCGGCGGGGATGTCACCCCGGTTGGATTCGCCTGGGCTGGCGTAGTAAGGGGCTGTGTGGATTACGCGGTAAGTCATTCGGTTTCCTCCGTGGGTGTGGTCTCGTCTTCGGGTTGGCTGTCTGTGGGCCTGCCCCCGCCTTCGCGCTTGATTGGCGCGCGGATGCCTTTAGGCTGTGTGCCTTCGGTGTCATAATCCTTGCCCAGCATCTCGTAGAACAGGAGCAAATAGGTCGGCTCGTCGATCATCATTCTGTCGAACAGGTCGGCCAGGACTGGCTCGATCCGGGCGGCGGCCAGGGCCAGCGTGGAATTGTCGCGCTCGGTCACGTCATCGGCGCGGATGGCGATACCGGCCGCCTGCAAGCGTTTCTTGGCGAAATGGTTGCGCTTGATAACTGCGATGGCGCACATGGTCGCAAGGGCGCGCTTGAACGAGTTCTGGCGCATCTTGAACTTTCGGAAGGTGGGTGTCCCGGCTGCCTCCGCAGTGGTGCGGGTACTGGACTCCGGCTCGGCCAGGTAGTGCAGGGGCAGGCCGATGCCTGCGGCAATGTGCTTTTTCACGGCGATGATGTCCATCTGTGCATCGAAGGATTGCATGTTCGGGGAGAGCGTGCCCCACACTTCTGTATCGTCGTTTACGACGATGGAACCTGGTTGCGGTGGGTTGGCGTTGAGTTCGGCTTCGCGCTGCTTGCGTGCCTTTGCGTCTGTGAACTTGCCTTTCACGATGTACACGATCAGGTTGCGCAGATGGTTCATGATGACCCGGTCGTTGAGCAAAGTGCTGAGCCTGCCCAGCCATTTTAGGACGGGTGTCAAGTCGGCTTCGCCGAAGGTCGAGCCGACTGGCCGGTTGATCGGGAAGTGCAACATGAATTGTGTTTGCTCGGGGTCGAGTGGATCGTAGGCCGGGTATGGCGGCGCGCCGAGGTCTTGCTGGATGTAGTGCGTTTCCTGCCGGTAGTCGTTATTGAAAGTCTGGATTTCGTTGATCTGTTCGGACGGCACAGCGCGGGCGAAGGTCGAGCCGTCTGTCGGGTCCACGCTGCACAGTACGAACAGGTCGCCGGTCCGGGACTGCTCGGCTACCCACTCGGGGATTTGCTCGTCCAGGTTATTGAGCGGATGCTCCCAAAATTCGCGGACTGCGGCTGCGGTGGGCTTGTGTTTGATGTCCGGGGCCATGCCGTCGCCTACCACGAATTCGACGATGGCGTCGGTGATCCGCCGCGCGATGGGGTTCGTGCGCCAGGCGAGCAAAGTCTCGCTGATAATGGTGCGGCGGTCCCAGTTGATCCGGTCGCGGAAGATGTCCCGCCCGGTGCGTGTGCCGATGATGATGGTATCGTCAGTTTCGGCCATGCTCGAGAGCCGCGCTTTCACGCGTTCTTCGACGGCCTGGTCGATGGCTGCGCGGAAGGGGTTACGGACTCGGATTTCTCGCCCGAAGATTTTTGCCATTTAATAACCTCCGTCAATTTCTTTCTGCATGTCCCGTTGCAGGATGGTCGACTCCTGGCTGATGGTCCATTCGAGCTTGTCGAGAATGGCTACTAAGGAATCGGCCATGACATGATCATCATGGATGAGTTCGCCGGTGGTGTCGTCGCGTGTGCCTTCGGGCACGGACCAGCGCATTGTTTTGGCTGGGCCGGGCAGGATCTCGCTTTTGATGTTGAGATATTGCAAATCGACTGCGCTTGACGGCTGGCAGTCTCGGAACCGTCCGGTTTCGATCACGGCGATATAGCCGTATCCGATCTCACTCTTGGCTTGTTGGGTGAACTTGACGGGAATCACGCGGCCTGAAAATACCCGGTCGAGCATGGCCCATAGCCCCTCCCCTACTCCCGTGGCGTCGATCACAAAGTAAAGCGGGCGCCATACTTCGCCCAGTGCCTTGAGTTTGCCGAACATGACGACATGGTTCTGCCCGGTCCAGGCCTGGCGGTAGACTGCCCGGTAGGTTGGGAAGCTCAAGAGTTCGAGCGATGATAGGTCAATGTCCACGATCGTGAGCGTGAGTGCATCCCGGCCTGCATTTTGGAGCGGCGCGTCTTCGTCCAGGTTCATGCGTGCTTCATCCTGTCCGGCTACGTCGATGAGAAACGCGTAAGCGTGACCGGGTTCGGGCATGTCTGTGCCCGGGCGGTCACCGACCATAAGCGCCCGGCGCGCCGCGTTGAACATGCCGATCTCGGCGTCGATCTCCTCGTTGAAGTACTGCGTTTTGATTAAGGGATGTTGTCTCCCTAATCGCTGTACTTCGCCGTCCACGAAGCGGCCATAGGCCGGGTTGTGTTTGCGGACTTCGTCCGCGCTGTATTGGAACACGCGCCGGATGCCGTCCAGTTTCTCGGCGGCTTCCGCTGCGCGGCGTTCGCGGGAGAGCAGGCTACCGGATGTCCAGACCGTGCCCACGATCACGCGGGTGGCGTTGGTCGAGGCGGCCATAGGGCTGGCCTTCTTGTCGTACACGCTGGGGCTGATGTCCTGGGCTTCGTTGATGATCAGCACGAGCGACGCAGTCGCGCCGACTACGTTGGCCTGCCCGTCGCCGGACAGGAAGGATACTTTCGCCTGGCCGATCATGCGCATGAAGTCGGAGCGCTTCTTCCAGCGGTTGCGCGTTAGCACGTTGGTATTCAAGCGCGTCTCGAGTCGGAAGATGGCGCGGATGGTCTGGGGCTTGTAGGTGGGATTGAATTCGACGATCTCCACGTCTTTGTGTTGGAAGCGGTGTAGGAGATACGCTTTCAGATGGCACAGGAGCTCGTCTTTGCCTGATTGGCGCGAGATGATAATGACGATGGTGTGACCCAAATTGTGTTTAACTGAATTCCAGATCGCGGCTATAGGCTCTATCTGGTACGGCCTGAGTTCCATGCCCCCGCCGTGGAGTGAGAAGTTATACGGGTTGCGCTGGATGGTCTTGGCGCGCTCGGTGAGTGTTGACACTATATTCCGTCCTCGGCGTTGAGGTCGGCCAGCGCGTCCATGATGGCGGTCTCGACCGGCAAGTACTTGCCGATAATGAGTTGGTGTGAGCGGGCGAGAGTGGAGATGGTGAGCATCACATTAGCCAGGGTGTTGATCGACTTGAGCGCGTTATCGCTGAGTTGGGTAATGCTCTCATCGGCTTCGATGGGCTTGAGCCCATGCTCCCCCAGCCGTTGCATGATTCGGTCGGCCACGATCCGCAGGGCGTTGATCTCGCTTTCGAGGTCGTCGTCGCCTTTGGTGAGGCGGTTCTTTTCGCGGCGAGTGAAGCGCTTGGAGTAGAAGCCGTGTTTGACTGCGTTCTGATTGCCTGGGGGTGCGGGCATGTCATGTTTTATCCCTGCTGTGTAGTTGGCCCGTCCCGCGTCCCTGCTCTGCCCGGACCTGGCTGCGCGCATCGTGGGCGGATAGCAAGCCGTTGAGATGGTTTACCTGCTGGGCAATGAATTTGATTTCTTCGGCCAGCCTGCCGATGGCTTCGGCGCGGTGGGCGCGCTCTTCTTTCAGGAATTCCCTCCATTGTTCGTTAAGTGCAATCTGGGCGCGTTCGATCCGTCTTGACCATTCCAGGATGAAGAAAACAAAAATTCCGACGATGGGTAATTGGATGAGCAGGTTTATGACGCTGTCTGGCAAGGGTTGGACTCCGCCGCTTATACGGATAAAAAAACAGCCGGCTGTCGGCTGTCGCTCGCTCCCCTTAAAAAAGCGGCTAGACTCTCAAGGGGAGCGAGTCTAGCCAATTCGATTTTTGCACACTTGTTCTAGGCTGTCAATGTAGGTGCGCAAGGGGGGGTACGTTTGTCCTACGAATGTTTGAACGTCCGGCCCGCGTTTTTGGCGGGGGCGGGCCGGCGCTCGAACGGGAGTGGCGGGGGGTTGGCCGCCGCTGTGAGAGGGCTGAGCGCCCCTCAGGGCGCGAAGGGTCTGAGTGCGAGCGGCTACGCGAGCGCGAATAATTGGGGGTCTGGGGTGGCTGTGCCCCCCAGCGGGGTGCAGGGGCGGAGCCCTTGCGGGTTTTGGCTGAGCGCGCCCTCGCGCGCGAAGGATCTGCGCGGCCTGCCAATGGGCGGCCTGGGCGACTGAGGGAAGGTGTCGCCGGTGCTTGTCGGCCACCTGACCGAAGGTAGCCAGCCGAAGCCCCCCTGAGAACGCCCGCCCCCCACTTCTGAATGGGTACATTGCTGGGGGGTGTGCCGGGGTGGGGGGTGTGGGGGGCGGGGTGGCAGGGGGGACTGAGGGAAGCCGCACCATTGGCGTTCTGGCCGCGCATCTTCGGGGGTTCGGGGGTTGGTGGTAGGATTTAGGGAAAGGAGTCCTACTATGTTGAGAATTAGATTTCAAGCAAATATTGATGATCCGCGTCCCATAAATTGGCCCGTTAAACATCCGTATTGGGTGACGGGTGAAGCTGGTGATGGTTCTTATGCGACTGTGGTTTCGTATGCCGATGACGAACAGTACATCATGGATAACTGGCCTGAAGCAACGAACTTGGATATTCAAGAAGTCGAAGGTTATACATTCACAGGCCGATTTCCTAAGCCTGATTGGCTCTCGTGACCGGCTTGTAGTTGGGGGTTCGGGGGGTACTCCCCCCGGCAGCAGAAAGGCCCGCGAGTACGCGGGCCGATGGAGCCGGCCTGTCCGCCTGAGCAAGAGTGACCGAGCCGGCTGCGCTGTCCCTGGACCGGTCACGGTGGATCTCGATCAGTCACGTTTAAATGCGAACCGCCCGGGTTCGCCGGGCGGTTCTGTCTCAATGCGGGGAGCTTGACCGTTGACCGGGTCAACTCCCCTAAAATAATGTATCAATTTGATGGGGAGCCCAGTTCCTAGGAGTTTGCCATAGGGCTCCCCTTTTTAAAAGGGTTTCGATCTAAGGGGCGGGTTTCGGGCTGAGGGGGGCAGCCAGTCCCCCGCCGTGGGGAAGTGTAGCACTAGTTTTTGGGTTTGGCAATGGCGAGCCGCAAGAAAGGCATGTTGTCCTTACGTGGATGCCGTTTTGAGACTCGCTCTCGTAATAGGTGTGGGCGCAGTTTTTGGGAGACTGGCAGTATCTTGGGAGAGTGGAAGCTATAGGCATAGGTAAGGCCAACGGGTTAGGCTTTAGCGGCAGGGCGAGGCACGCAACACAACGCCGCCTGCCACTTTGTTTGATAATGTTTGTGGCATTTGGGACAAGACCATTGCCCTGTCCGCTGCGAGCCTGTGTTAGGTGCGTGATAGATACGGATACGCAATGATCTACAGCCGCCACACCATGCACGGCGAAGCGGGATATGCTTGGCAATCTTGCCAACCCAACCACACTTCAAGCATTCGACTTCTTTAGTTTCGTAGTTCTCAATGTTTTTCACAAAGCACCTAACTCTTAGAAATCAGCGGCGGTGTTCGTCCGTCCGCTGGATTGGCCGTTGGCCGCTCTTTGAAGTCGGTCGATCTCGGCTGCGATTAATGCGCCTGCGCGAACTAAATTACTGATCCGGTCTTTTGGCTTGAATGTGGAAATGTCCCAAGGCCAAAATCTAGGAAGTTGCAAGCGGTATCCTTGGCCTTCAATCAAATACGCAATTGCAGCATCGGCTAATTCTCCGTCTGTCCATTGGTCATCGTGATGGTAGTCGTAGCCTTCTACTGTTTCCTGTCGATCACGTTCATCGAAAATCATTCCACGTCCTGTTTGCATGTTAGTGCTCCTTTTCTGTGTATTCAATTTCTTCGACCATCGCGCTCGTCTTCGGATGGGCCGGGATGATCCCCTGCAAGTACATCCGGCCTTGGAAGATCCCCTTGTGCGGGTTCGGCTGGCCGATGGGATAAGGCCAGTGAGCGCAGATGGTATTCCATTCTTGGAAGGATGGATAGACGCTGGCCCGCCAGATGAGCAGGCGATAGATACTCCCGTCTCTGCGCAGGTTTATGATTAGTCCCCCTCCCAGCTTGGTCTTTACCTGGTTGGGTTCGGCGGCGTCGGCGGCGGCGATCAGGTCTTCGAGTGTGTGTTCAAGGGTCGGCATGGTTTCCGCCTTTCTTATGTCGCTTTACCGCCTGGTCGTATTCTTTCAGTCCGCCGCGCCGGATCACCTCCGCTGTGAACGGCGCGCGGCCTTTGAATTCATCGCTCAACATGCGGATGAAGTTAAACACAATTACGCTGACCGGGCCTTTGAAGTTCGGGTGGCGGAGCGCGAGTTGTAGTGCGCTGATGATGGACACGGCAAGCACGGGCTTGAGTGAGATGTGGATTTGGAAACCGACTTCTTCGAGTTGCTTGAGTTCGGCGGTGTATTGCTCTATAAATTCGGATTGGGACATGGGTCACCTACTTTCGGTTTCTTGGCTCCCGGTGCGCCGGGCAGTATCTCTGCCAGGGCACGACCGGGACGAATTGGATGGTGCAGCCTGGCTCGTCGCATTGCTTCGACTGTCCGAGTATCAGGCTCCCGGCCTGCACTCTGGCCGGGTCGGCCAGGACCTGCATCGGCTGGGCCTCCACGAATTCGGGTGGCCTGCCGTCGATGGCTGCGGCCAGGAGTTCTACGGCGTGGGCCAGGTGCTTGCTGGGCTGGATGGTTCCGGTCATGACTCCCTGGATGTATCGCCAGGACCATGGCCGGTTTTTGTCCGCGATCCTGGACAGCCTGCGCGCCAGGCGTTCGAAGATCTTTACTTTCCCCGCGCGCGGCTGTAGGGCTTCCAGGATGTCGAACAGGCTTTGCAGGTCTTCTGATATGGCTTTGCTCATGGCGCGATTTCTGACATACTTCTGACATCGTACAGGGCACTTAGAACGGGGGTTCCATAAGCTGCGGGATGGCCTTTTTGACCTTCTCGAGTTCATCCGTAAAATCCTGCATCCACTGGCGGGATTTGTCTTTCAGGAACAAGCCGGCATCCGCATTCATCCGGTCGATGGTCATCCGCGCCTGGCGTACCAGTTTGATAAGCTGGGTATTCTCGATCCGGTAGCGGTCGTAGTTTTCGTGCAAGTCCTGGGTCAGTTCGCGCTCGGCTTCCCATTGGTCGAGGGCTTCGCTGAGGTCTGCGGTGTGGCCGGTGAGTGCGATAATCCGCTCGCTGATCTCTTTGCTGGCTTCGGGGGTGAAGACGTAAAGTATGGGCGTGGGCATGGCTATAACCTGCTTTCGACTTCCGTCCGGTCGTCGTCATAGAAGCGGTCTTTGAGCGGCTCCGGGTTTTGGCGGAGCTCTCTCTTTTTCTGCTCGTAGGTCTTTTTGTCGGTGTACAGCCAGCCTTGACCCTCCAGGCTGTAGACTTCTGCGTGGACGTCCTGCCGGGTGCCGGAGATCCTGAGTATGGCGTTCGAGCCGGGCTTGTACATGTGTATGGTGACGGTGTTCATGGCTCACACTCCGTTACTGTCAGATAGTCCGAATTGACGTAGCCGGTCATCCGTGCCTGGCGTCCCTGATCGTCGATGCCGGCGCCGTTGATCTTCCACCAGTCGCCGGAATCATCCAGGATTTTGAGTGTTGTATCTTCGGTCACCCACCCCATGGCTTGGGCGTGCTCGTTGGGCCCGTAGCGGACGTGCAGCGAGTCGGTGTTGACGGTGGCGCAGGTGGTGGACCGTACCGCCGTTGATAGTGGTGCTGCCGGCGGGATCGTTGTTTTTGTCGGTGCCGGATCTGCTGGGGGTTCGAAGCCTGCCACTGGCGCCAGGCAGGCGAGCAAGAAGATGAAAGGTAGGATCGTGAGTATTTTTCTCATTTGAACTTTTCTCCCGTTTTGAATGGCTCCGCACCGTCTGCTTTCAGGTACTCGTCCATGTAAGAAACCTTTTGCGCGCTGCTTGGTGGTGGTAGTGGCTGGTCCCAGTTGTTCTCTATGCGGTAGATGGCGGTGCCGATCAGGTTGCCTTCGAGGCGCGCGGTCTGGGTGTGGGCATAGATGTATTCGGGGGTCACGTGTGGTAAGTCGGCCAGGATGCTGGCTTTGGGTTCCCGGATTTTGGACGTTAGACAGGCTACTAAATTGGACTCAAATAGCGGATTAATCCGGAATTTCTCCGACTCTTCTTGTTGTTCTTCACTATAAATCTCCACTGATTCTTTAATTAAAGAAGAAGAAGAATCGGAATTATTCCGACTTAATTGGACAAAGGTGTCCGAATTACCGGAGAAGCCTAGTTTAAGTTGGGTGCCTTTGGCGATCATCCAGCCGCTGCGCGTGTTGGTGATCATGTCGTATTCTTTGAGCAAGATTAGCGCGCTGGCGACGGTCTTGTCTGTGTAACCTGTCACGCTTGCCAGCCAGCCGTTTGTGACGGCCTGGCCAGACCAGGTGACGGCTAAGAGCACGGAGAGCGGCGCGCCTTTGAGCATGCGCAAAAGTTTGATCGGGTTTTCGTATTGCATAGTAGGGTCTCCCGTTTAGTGGCCGGTGTTTGCCAGGATGATGAGAAAGATCAGGCAAGCCAGGCCAAAGAATAAGATGGCTGCGGTAAGTTGTTCTTTTTTGATTTCCACGCTGTCTCCTTTGTTTGGCCGTGGAGGGCGGCCACGGAACCGCCCTCCAGAGGGCCTACATGCGATTCTGTGTTCACGGTCAAAGCGTGAACACGATCACTCTAATTCGACCTGCGCATCACGTTCGGCCTTTCGCAGCCTGTAAGCCATAGTTTTGTGGCTTGGGGTGCAGTAGCGTTGTGTCATGGATTCGGTCTCGAAAGGCATCATGCAGTATTGGCAGGTCCAGGTATAGATCTTGGTCTTTATTCTTTGCTTTCGCCTGCCGGGTGCGCTGGCATGTTCTCCGGCAGTTGGATCGGGCCTGTCGATTCGACTTTCGCTGGCTGGCCGGTCGCGTTCAGGATATGCTCGCATGGCTCCGGGTTGGTCCAGGGCTTGCCCTCGTGAAAGCATTGCAGGCAGAAGATCTTGCGCCGGTTGCCCTGTTCGTCCACGGTCCAGACCGATGCCGGGTTCTGATTGGTGGGGATGGTTTGTGGTGCTGGCTTCGGCGCTGGCCGGAATGGGTTTCGTAAACGGCTCATCGCTTTGTCGAAAAAACCGGTTGCGGCCTCCTTCTTCTCTACGGTAGGCGGCTGCTGTGCTCCCGGCCAGTTAGGGGCGGGCACGGCGCGATTGTCGCCGGTCAGATAGCGACCGGCAGCCGAATAGACCTGCTCGGTTACATCGGCCATGATCGCGCTGCGTAGAATGGGGGCGAGGTCGTTTATCATCTCCTGGCGTGCGCCGGGAGTATTGAGTTGTTTATAGGCTGCGTCGGCGGTCTCGTCGACTAAGTCGCGGGCTTTGGAAGTGGCTTCGGCTTGGGGGTCGAATAGTTTGAAGAAGTAGACGGCCACGATATTCAAGCCGACTGCGGCTACGGATGCAATCACGAATGTTTGCATTTCAGACTCGGACATCTTGAGTAACTGATTCTCGGCGGATACGCGGACTGTGTCCGCGTAGACTAGGATGAGCTCTGCGCAAAGATCAACGATGCCCATACCAAAAGCGATTCCGCGTTGCTTGGCTCCTTCGGCGTAGGTGAGCAAGACGAATAACCAGACCAGTGCACCGATGCCGGTGGCAAGCAGATATAGGTAGCCGAGAATTTGGCGATCTGCACTCATAGTGTTCTGGACAAAAGACAAGGTTCGGCTTGCTGCGTAAAGCAGTAATCCGGCACCTAGGCCATAGAAGGCGATTTGTGCAAGAAATTTAGTTTTGCGATTCATTTGGTAGGGTCTCCTTTACGCCCCGCTCTTTAGCCCCGCCGCAGTAGGGCGGGGTAGTAGCGGGGTGGGTAATCAGATTGAATATGGATATGGGGACCGGCTTGCGCTGGGAGCCGGGACTCCCGGCGAGCACGATCTCTTTCGCCTGGACCAGTTTTTTGTAGTAATAAAAAACGGTATCCGAACTGGGGATATTGGTCCGCCGCATGATGTAGCGGATAGTGGGGGGCACGCCGTACCGGGCGTAGTGTCTTTGCACGGCTGCGAGTACGGCGCTTTCACGGGGGTTCATCGTTTCAAAAGACCTCCTAATCAATCTCGATCTGGTAGTAGCCGCTGCCCAGGTTTTCGCTGCGCTGGTTGCTGGGCTGGCTGTTGTCGTGGACGTTGCTCACGTGGCCGCCTGCCGCGCCATAGTCATGGGTGACGGTGGCGGTCGCCTGGCCGGTGGGGTGCTCAACGGTTATCGTTTGGCCTACGTTGAGCGGGGTATGGGTGTAGATATTGGTCTGTGTGCCCGGTTCAGGCACGGTACGAGAGAAGATATTAGCCATGTGGTAGGGACTCCTTTTGGGGTAGAATTGAGATGCAGTCGCCCGCTGGTCTCCTGTGGTAGGGACTCCCCAGCGGGTGACTGCGCGTTAGGTCGCCGCGTTCCCGGCGCGGCCTTCTGTTATCAGGCTTGGGGGTCGTCCGAGCCTGGGATAACCAATGGAGAAAAAAAATGAAAACGGATGTGGGTGAGTTTCTGGCTTCGTATCCTTATAGCGAAGCCACGAAAGACGCGTATCGTCGCGTCTTTGCCCGGTTGCTTGCCGGTCGAGACCTGGGTGGTCTGACGGCTGCCGGGCTGGTGGAATTGGTACAGTCTCAGGGATGGGGGAATAGCCAGCAATGTCTTGCGCTGGCGGCTTGCCGGAAGTTCTTATGCTGGCGCTATGGTCAGAGTCATGCGGCTTTGTCGGCCAGGATCAAGTCCCAGCGCCCGAAGCACCAGCGGGTGCTTACTCCCGAAAAGGCGCTCGAGCTTTTGATGTGGTTTGATGCGTCGAAGGCGAAGGGGGCGCGGGATCTGGCGCTGGCGGCAACGTTGTTGGATACGGGCCTGCGTGTGTCTGAGGTCTGCCGCTTACAGTTGGCCGATACGGATCTTGACCGGCGCGTGCTTCAAGTGGTTGTGAAAGGTGGACAGTGGGGGATTGGGGTATTCTCCGACCAGACTGCTGAATATATATCGGCCTGGCTCGCCCTTCGCCGGGCGAAGCTGGGCGAAGGGGCGTTGTTTGTGAGTACACGCTCTGGCTGTCATTTGACAAGGGAAGGCTTGCAGAGTATTGTCAAACAATGGGGTCGGGCTATAGGTATCAAGCTCTCTCCCCACGATTTCCGGCGGTCCTATGCTACAATCGCAACGGTGTTCGGCGCTCCCAGCCGGTTGATCCAGCTTGGAGGGCGTTGGTCGTCGATAGGGATGGTCGAACGTTATACACAGTCAGTTAGCCCGGAAGCTATCCGGCCCTACTTGCCGGTCAAAAACTTGACTGCATAAGAAGATGTTGAGGGTTCGAAACCCTTCGCCCACCCCTGAGCTAGATTGTTAAGGTGCTGACTCACCTTACGTCTGGCCTGATGTAGAAGCGGGTCGCTGGCTAGAGCGGCCTGCTTCGCGTTTAAATCAAGACCAGAATAAACTGAGAATGATGGCGGCCACGGCTGCAACGAATAACCAGTCTGCCCACGAAGCGGGGCGGCTGGTCCCTTTTAGAAGGGACTTCCAGATACTGGCTTTAATTGCTCTGCGGGAGCGTATCGGGATCAAGGGGGCCTGTCTTTCGTTTCTCTTTGATGGCTTCGATGTCGGGGCGGGGAATGCGATAGGGGGAGTTCAGCCCGTCGGGGTCGAGCTTGTAGGCGTTCGGGAACTTCCCTTGCTTGACCCATAGTTGGAGTGTTCGATAGGATACCCCCAGTTCTTCGGCGGCTTCCAAGGTGGATAAATGTTCTACTTGGTTCATGCCCGTATTATACGCAATGTGCGCAATGTGTCAAGGTTTTTTTGGATGTTCCGCCGCCCGCCGCAAGGCTAGGGGCGGTGCGGCGCTGCCCATGTTCTTCGCCGCTAGGGGTGGGCGGCGATTGGGCAGGCTCGCCGGTTATGGCGGTATCCGATCGGAAATAAAAGAGCGGTGTCTTCGAAGACATCGCTCTTTCTGGTGGTAGGATCCAGATTTTATTCCTGGACCTTCTGCGGGTCGATCCTGAGCACGGCCTTACCTTTGTGCTCTCCGACCTGGATCTTGATCTTCTTTCCGACCAGCTCGCCGACTGTCTGCGCGCCGGTGGAAGCCTTCAGGCTTTCCACGTCCACGGCGGCGGACAGCAGATATCCGCGTGGGAATTCTGCGCCGGATTTGGTCTTGAAGTACAAAACGGGCTGGACCTTTACGGCTGGCTTGTGTGTGTGCGGGTCGATGTCGCGGGGATTGGGTACGGTCTCCTCCTGGGTCATGCGTGAGATTTCTACGGTCACGGCCTGGACCTTCCAGCGTTCCAGCAGGTCGGTCACCTTCAGGAAGCGGGCGGGGTGTAGGTCGTCAAGCAGGGTATCGGGTTTGATGGGTTGGGCGGTCATTGGGTTATCTCCTGTGATTTTCCCGCAGGGACGCCGCCTGCGGGACGGTGCAAATAAGCTTCTTCGTCGCGGGCAGCCTGGGCGTCTAGTTCTGCGACGGCCAGGTCTGCGGCGGTGCGGGCTTCCTCGGGCGAGTCGTAAATTTCTTGACTGCGTTGGAGGATGCGCCCGAATTCGTTTTTGACTTCGAAGTAGTACTTCTTGTGCATAAATATAGTGTGGTAGTGGGTCATGGGCTATTTTCCTTCCAGTGATTTAAGGATAGTCAAGACTTGTTGGGTGGTCAATTCCCTTATGGTTACGTCGACTCTCTCGCCTGTGATGTCGACCTTTGCGCCGTCTCTCCACAGTACCGAATGAGTGTTATTTTCCACGTGGGTGATGTGGTCAAAACCCGCCTTCTCGAATGGTTCAACGGCGGCGCGATGGGCGGCGATGTCCGCCATACACTTGTTGTGATACTCCATATTTTTGATATGGAATTCGCGCGCCTCGGATAGCATCCGGTTCTGGATGTCACGCGCGATGTCTTTTGGCGCGCGGTTGGGGTTGCATGTGATGGTATTCGAATTGAAGTATGAGCGGATTCCTTTCGGCGTTCCTGGGGAGATAGCCAGCCGGGCGGGTCTCGGCCATTCTCTCAGGTAGCAATGGATGTAAGCGGTCTCGCCTTCAAGCGTTGCGCCGTCTTCGGAGAGTTTGAATAACTCGCCGGTCAAGATGGTAAGTTCTACGGTGATTTCGGTTAGGTTGGGTGTCATGTTGTGTGCCTTTCTGCCTTGTGCATGGGCTACGGTTGCCCATGCACAAGGCGGGGGATTGGTTAGGCGTTCAAGAGTTCCGAATCTTCGTGCATCGGCTGGCGCGCGCTGCGGGTGAATGTTCGACTCCCGTGCATATTGCGGATCTCGTCCAGGCTGCGCTTTTCGCGGTTGAAGCTCGGCACGCCTGCAAAGAACCAGGCTTCTTTTTCTCTTGCCCATTTAAAACTCTGCTCTTTGATGGCTTCCTTGTTGACTTTTGTCTCGCCGGTCAGCCAGACCCAAAGCCCGCATAACTCCACGTTTACGCCTTCGAGATTTAAGGCGAATTCGATTTTTACTCGTAGTGTTTCGATTACCTCGTCCAGGTCATGATAATCGGCGGCGGTTTTCTTGCCTTCGTCGTGAGCTTTCGCCTGGCGGGTGCGTTGGCTGCCGCGTTCCAGTTCGGTGAGAAGTTGGGCGTACTCTGCGTTGATCATCTGCATGGCTTCGACGGTTCCGCCCATGTCGGGGTGGTGCTCGCGGGCAAGCTTGCGGTATAGGCTCTTGGCTTCTTCCGCGCTGGTGGGGGTGGGGGTGAAGTATTGGTAATTCATGGTAGGGACTCCTTTTTATCTTCCGGTTGCATCCGGGCATTTAAATCATCTACTTTGTTTTGCTGGAAGTGGTCGCGGATCTGATCTAGTGTGGCGCTGAAACTGGCGAGCGCTTCACGCAGGTCGAGTCGGGCCTTTATGCTGGCTTCGATTTCCTCGTTTATCTGGTCGTGTAAGGTTTTCTTAGGCATAGCCAAGTTCCCCCATGATGACGGCCTGGTCCACCCTGCGTGCTTGCGCTGCCGGGCGGGTCCGGGCTTCCACAAAAAGCCAGACGGCCAGCCGGTGCTTACACACGTGCCCTTTATGCGAGTCGGGGCAGGTGCAGGACTTGGATTTTGTGTTGACGTGATACCAGCCATTCCCGGCGCTATTGCGGACATCGAATTCACCCGCGTTACATCGGGCGTTGTAAATCATGCCTGGGCGGGCGGCAATTTCTACCGCTCGCTCTAAGCGGGCAGGATCTAGGGCGGGCCATTTGGTAAGGGCTTCCTGGGCTAAGGTTTTGAAGGTGCTCACAATTGCACCTCGCTGTAAACCGAAGCGGGCAGGCTCTCAAGCAGCCAGGGCGTAGCGGTGCGGGGACTGCCGAAGGATTCGAGCACCTCGCCAGTAAAGCCATATTGCAGGCTCACATTTCTGATGTGCTTGAAATCAACGACCAGTGACGCAAGAGAATTGCGCGGCGTGATTATGGCCGTTTGGCTGGCTGCATAGGCCTCTTCGATTCTGCCTTCGTGCCAGCCGTTTGACCAAAACCAGCAGGACAGGATGATAGGGGCGGATGTGGGGTTATCGGGGGGGAACATTGGTAGGGTCTCCTTTTTTGAATTCCCTGCCCTAAGCGGGCAGGGGCTAGGGTGGTTACGACAGGATAGCAAGATTTTTGTATTTGTTTTTGGCAAACTGCCAAAGGGACTCGTACGAGCGAAACAAGCGCGATTTACTGCGGGGGTTGGGGATAAACGCTTTTGAATTGAAATCAAATAAAGCCCAACCATGTGATTTTTTCTCGGCTATGAGTGTTTTCATGGGACCTCCAAAGGATTAGATTAAGCCAGCCTGGGCGGGCTGGAACTGCCAGCAGCCAAAACCAGCGAATGACGAATGCACCCACTGGCCGGGGGTGGACGGGATGGGAGCGGGGGGATAGGCCTGCACCCAAAAAGCAAAGACGGGGATGCCAGCCTTGACGGCCTCGCGGGCAACTGCCAGCGAGCCAGCACCAGGGGCAAAGAACACAGCAGCAGAGCAACCAGCAAAGGCAGCTTTGGACCTGAGCAAATAACGGGCTTTGATGGGGACCGAAAGACCACCACCAGCAGCAACGCGAACACGAGCACCTAGACCATTGGCAACGCGGACATGCCAGGGGCAAGATGACAACACGGGCGCAACTGCGAAAACAAAGAGGGACGATTGAGGGACGGCAACCTCGACAACTTGCTGATCGGCGCCAGACTGACAACCAACATGGATAGATGCACCTGAAGCAATGACGGCTGAAACGACCTGACCGACTAATGGGGACTGGGGGAGATTGCGGGAACCACCGAAATAGACACTTGACATGATGACCTTGACCTTTGCCCGCTTGCGGGCTTGCTTAGATTGGCGGGGCTGAAAAACGCGCAGCCCAGTTTCCACTAAGCATGGCAAAAAGGCACAAGGCGGCGCTCTTGTTCGTTGCCGCCTGGCAAGGGGCAAGCGCGTTCTCACAAAACGGCGCGGGGGGAGGGGGCTACAACGGAAGCGGGCGCTCTTGTTCTTTGCCCGCTGGAGTTTAGTTCCCCCGATGTACCCCCGTGCGCGCTTTTGTGGCGCTTGCCCCGACTGCCTGCCATGCCCGGCCCCGCCCCATGAAAGAGTGGTGGGCTGACAAGGAATTGCCGCGCTCTTGTTCTTTGCGGCAAGGGCAAGGAAGCCACACCCGACTGAATGGATACCTTCGTAGTGGCTCGTAACTTAAATGCTCTTATGCCGGTGCTCGTCCGGCTTCCTTTTTCGGCGTTCGTGCGTTCGTGCGCTTTTGATCTTTATCGGGAGTGGCCGGGCGCACTTAATACCAGCCCCCGCACCCTGCTAAAATGGAGCCCCATACAGGGCCTGTCAGACGCGGGTAAAAACCGTCCTTATAGAGTGCAACCTACAACGGGAAATCTTGAAGGGTGGTAACAGATTGGGGGTCTGGGGTGGCTGTGCCCCCCAGCGGGGTGCAGGGGTAGAACCCCTGCGTGTATTTAGAAGTTGGAAGTTATTGGGAGTGGCCGGGCGCACTTAATACCAGCCCGGCCACCTGTCGGGGAGAAGTGCGGGGGCGCTTTAAATACCAGCCCCCGCACCTGATGAAACGGGTGAAGGCGGGCGTTCTAAATACCAGCCCGCCGTTTTGCTTTTAAGGGGATGTTGCACGTATCGTCAAATCCCTTCCATACCGGCGTCCTGAGTGGAGCGGTGTTCTTCCGCGCAGTCGAAGGGTTCGGGATTTCGCAGGCGTAGGCCAGTGAGCGGAGCGAACGGTAGCGCCGTGCTCGTCGGCGCGTGGGCCGGAGAACCCCGCCCCCCTGAGAGCGGTTCGACACACATTGCTAAACCCAAAGCCAGCCCCCCCGCTAGTGGGGGGCATGGCTTGGGTTTTGGGGTGGGGGGTGTGCCACGCGGCAGGGGGGCGGGGTGGGCCTGCGAAAGTCCCGTCGCCGGTCGTTGGGGGGTGCAGGGGGGAACGCCCGCTTGTCTGCGGCCCGGCGTGCTCGTTGCCGGGCCGACTGAGCCGACCCTTCCGCCTGCCCGAAGGGCGAGTGTTTGTCGAGCCTCGGGCTTGGCGGGATGGGTGGGCGGGGGATTGGCCGCTGTCCAGGCTTGGGCTTTTAGTGGTGCTTGTCCACGGTGCGCGAGAGTGGAGGGAGCGTAGGGAAACAAGGCGCGGGCCTTAGCGCGTGGGTGTTCGCGCGGCCTGCCTGTTCGTTG